CGGCAAGGGTGTTCTGACGATGGACGCGACCACACCTATTCTGGCGGGTGCACAGCCCGGCGCCTATGTGGCCAAGTGCACCACGGTCGCGGCCGGCGGTGGAACGTTCACAGTGACCGACCCGAAGGGCAATGTCCTCGGAACCGTGGCCGTCGGCGCGTCCTTCGCGACGCAGGTCAAGTTCGTGATCGCGGACGGCACTCCCGACTTCATTCTCGGCGATCAGTTCTCGATCGAAGTCGGCCCGATTTCTCCGGCCACTGTGACCGCGCTGAACTTGGGAGCTTCGGATGGAACGCAGAACGCTGCTGGCGTTTTGCTGTTCACTACCGATGCGACCTCCGGCGCGGTGAAGACCACGATGATCGCCCGCGAGGCGGTCCTCTCTCTACACGGTCTGACCTGGCCGGCGGGAATCACCCAGGTGCAGCAGGACGCTGCCGTGGCGCAACTCGCCGCGAAAGGAATCCAGGTCCGGCAGAGCGCGTAACGCTGCTTAGCCGTGGCTCGGAAGGAGACACACACATCATGGCCATGATCAATCCATTCACTACTGACGGCTTCTCGATGGTTGCGCTGACCGACGCAATCAACGTGATCCCGAACATGTATGGCAAGACCAACGATCTCGGCCTGTTCACGGAAAAAGGTGTTCGCACCCGAACCGTGATCGTGGACGAGAAAAACGGCGTCCTGAACCTGCTGCCCACGCGGCCGGTGGGCGCCCCGGGCACGGAAGCAATCAAGTCGCGCCGCAAGGTGCGCTCGTTCGTGATTCCACACATCCCGCACGAGGATGCAATCCTGCCTGAGGAGACGCAAGGGCTGCGCGCCTTCGGTTCGGAAAACGAGATGGAGGCGCTGGAGACTGTCGTTGCGGAGCGTCTGGAAACGGCACGCCGCAAGCACGACATCACGCTCGAGAATTTGCGCATGGGCGCCCTGCGCGGCCAGATTCTCGATGCTGACAACTCTGTGATCTACGATCTGTTCGAAGAGTTTGGCATCGAGCAGAATGTCGTAAACTTCCAACTTTCGAGCAACACGTTCGACGTCAAGAGCGCAGTGCTCAATGTCAAGCGCTACACCGAACTGCACCTGTTGGGCGAGGTCATGCGCGAAGTGCACTGCCTGTGCGCGCCGGACTGGTTTGACGCATTCACGCGCCATCCGGACGTGATCACCGCGTTCCAATTCTTTCAGCACACCGATTTGCCCAACCAGACGCTCGACACCGACAACCGGCGCAACTTCCGCTACGCTGGCGTGACGTTCGAGGAGTATCTCGGCCACGCGAGCGACGGTGAAGGCGTCGATCACGTCTTCGTGCCCGAGGGTTCGGCCATCTTCTTCCCGCTGGGGACGATGACCACCTTCCGCACCTGGTTCGCGCCGGCCGACTTCAACGAGACAGTCAACACGATCGGCCTTCCGACCTACGCCAAGCTCGAGCCGCGCAAGTTCAATCGCGGTATGGACCTTCACACCCAGAGCAATCCGCTCCCGATGTGCCTTCGCCCTGCCCTGCTCACCAAGGCGACGATGAGCTAAGCGGTCTCACCACTTGAATGTAATGCCGGGGCTTCTGAGCCCCGGCTCCGTTTCAACACTATGAGCTGGGCAGAAGACACCAACGACGTGCTGGAAGGGCTGCTGGATCCAGACACCGGCTTCGGTACGCCCTGCGTGTACACCTTCAGCGGTGGAGCCACGCTCGCCGTGTCCGGCTACTTCAACGCCGCCTACCAAAACGTCAAGCTCGATAGCTACGGCAGCACGATCACGACGGTTCACCCAGCGCTGGGCGTCCGGCTGGCGGACTTCGCCGGCACGGCGGGCCCGGTGCAGGATGACACAGTGGCTGTCAACGGCGTGAACTACGCGATCTGGGACGTGCAGCCGGACAAGCAGGGCGACCTGGTCAACAAGAACGGCGGCGCGCTCCTGCTCTTGAAGAAGCAACCTTAATGCCTACCGACCATCCACGGTCTCTGATTCGGGACTACATTGCCAAGGGGCTGGTGGGTGCAGCGACGCTGGCCGGCGCGAACGTGTTCGCGAACCGTGTCGAACCGGTCGGCGACAACTGGTCGCCGGCGATCTTTGTGCATACGCCCCGTGAGAACGTCGACCAGAAAGACTCGTGGGTATCAAATGATCCTGACAGCCCGGGCCGGCTGACACGGGAACTGATCCTTGCCATTGCGGGGCTCATCGATATGCCGCGCTCGGGAGTTCCGATCGATCGACAACTCGACCAGCTCGCATATCAGATTGAAGCCTTTATGGATTCCGACCCGACGCTGGGCGAACTGGCTTCGAAGTCGCTGCTGCAAAGCAGCACTGTGACTCTGCAGCCTGGCGGCGTTGACTCCGTGGCGATGGTGCAACTCGTTTATAGCGTCACGTACTACACACAGACGATCACCGCGGCGCCAGTTCCTGCTGTCCCTGTGACTGAGGTCTTTGTCGGCGTCGCACCGGATATCGGACCGGATCACGTAACGGATTATGTCGAGGTCGTTGGCCCATGATTGATCTTCTGTTGCAGCGGGGCGCCAGTACAGGCAACCTGTCGGATCCGGATACGGCCATGCTGCGCGCTCAGGTTTCGAACCTGATCCACCGTGGCCTGGTTGTGTCTGTGGACCTGGGACACGCTCTCGCGACTGTCCAAGTGGGCGAGGTCCAGACCGCAGCGCTGCCGTGGCTCATAGCGCGCGCGGGCGGAGACATTACATGGTGGGCGCCCGAGGTCGGCGAGCATGTGGCGATCCTCTGCCCGAGTGGCAGCCTGTCACAGGGCATCATCCTGGGCTCGCTCTATTCTGGCAGTAACCCAGCGCCGGCGAGCAGCGCGGACCAGAACATTACGAAGTACTCCGACGGTACGACGGTCACATACGACAGGGCAGCACATAAGCTCACCGTGCATGCTGTTGGTGACGTTGTCGTGGAGGCAACTGGTGGCCTGACCATCAACGGTGATGTGGCTCTCAATGGCAAGATCACGACGGACCTGAAGGTCGCAGGCAATGTGAAGGCGACAGGTCAGGTGGTGCAGGCTGTTCCTCCGAGTCAGTTATGACAGGCATGAATGCGTCGACCGGCGCTGAACTGAGTGGTTTCGATCACCTCAAGCAGAGCATCCAGGACATTCTCACCACGCCCAAGGGCTCGCGCGTGATGTTGCGTGACTACGGCTCGGATCTTTTCTCGCTGATCGACCAGCCGCTCACTCGCGAGACGGAGATGACCATCATCGCTGCCACCGTCGGCGCGCTGGCAACGTGGGAGCCGCGGCTTCAGGTCGATAGCGTCCAGGTCGCTGGCGATCCAGCCAGCGGTCAGAGTGCGATCTCCTTGCAGGGCACATACCTGCCAGATGGTCAACCGATTTCGATTTCAGGGCTGAAACTCCAATGAGCCGGTTCAATCTCATCGATTTATCGACGTTGCAACCTCCAGGTGTGGTCGAGACGATCGACTACCAATCGATCAAACTGGCCATCCTCGAGGACCTGGTCGCGCGTGATCCGTCCTTTACTGCACTACTCGAGTCCGATCCTGCTGTCCGGCTGGTGGAAGCCTTCGCGTATCGCGAGATGGTTTTGCGCCAACGCATCAACGATGCGGCGCAGTCGAACCTGATCGCCACGGCCACGGGCGCAGACCTCGATAATCTCGCGGCATTCTACGGTGTGCAGCGCGCGACGTCGGCCGATGCCAGTGGGAATACGCTCACGGAGACGGACGACCGGCTGCGGTTGCGCGTGCAACTCGCTCCGGATGCACTCTCCTGCGCCGGTCCGGCTAACTCCTATCTGTACTTCGCCTTTTCCGCAGACATGCGCGTCGCAGATGCGAGCGCGGTGTCGCCGGCGCCGGGCCATGTGGTGGTGTCGATCTATTCAACAGACAACGCTGGTGTGCCGGCGGCAGATCTGCTGGCGGCCGTCACCGCAGCACTGAACGCCGATGACGTGCGTCCGTTGACGGATGTGGTGACGGTGCAGCCTGCGGTCATCAACCATTACTCTGTGGCCGCGACTGTCACGCTCTACCCTGGGCCGGACGCGGCGGTCGTGCAAACGGCCATCGTGAACGCGCTGACCAATTACACGCTGGGCGTGCAGAAACTCGGTTACGGCGTCACGCTCACCGGCCTCTACGGCGCCATCGCCCAGGCCGGAGTGCAGGACGCAGTGATTCAGACGCCGGCCACGGAAATTGCCGGCGATCCGTACCACATCAATGTTTGCGATTCCGTCACCGTGACGATCGCCTCGGCCAGAACTGAATGACCACCAGCATGATCGGAGCATTCGGCTACGACCCGTTCGGGGCGCAGCCTATTGCGAGCACCACGTCGCCCGACGAGGCGCTGTTGCCAACAGTGTCGTCGCTGTTGTCTTCGATCCTGCCTCCAAATGCGACGCCGTTCGAACGGAGGATGGAGACCTGCACGTGGCGCCTGCGCAATAGTGGCCCGGCCGGCATTCGAGCGCTGTGGAATCCGAAGACCGTCCCGGCTGCGATGCTCCCATGGCTCGCCTGGGCACTGAATGTGGACGCCTGGGACACAGCCTGGGACGAAGCGAAGAAACGGTCCGTCATCGGCACCGCGCTTGCGACTCACGCGACAGATGGCACGCTGCAAGCGGTCAGGACCATCACGGAGCTTTGCTGTGGCACCGTCACGAATGTCATCCGGCCGCCCTGCCAGCTCTACTATGGCCCGGCGCCGACGCAGGCTCAG